GGAATTGATTTCCATAACACAATTCATATTGTGCAAACTTATTAAGTATAGGTTTTAAATCTCTACGAATAATAATTTTTGTAATATTTGATGTAATTGCAGTATCAGTATTATCAATAACTTGTTGAAGTTTACTATATCTAACTCTACCTCCAAATTTGTTTAAATCTAAAGATTCTGAATATTTTTGAAGAGAATTTGTAACAGAGGTTTTTAATGTATCTGCACTCGATACTTGAGAATAATTATAGTAAACAGAACTATTAAGTTCGACATAAAGAATCTTAAGATCTGTTATCTTTTGATTTATTCCAGATACTGTAAATTGCTTTAACTTTGATAAAATTTGTGTCTTATTGAAATCTGAAACAAATGATCCGTTTTTTGGTTTAATACTAATTTGAACTGTACCGAACTCTGGAGGATCCATTTCTTCTCCACCAACTACTGATACAGATTCAGTATCTGGATATATTCTTTTTACAATTGCTTCATAGTCTCTTGATGTAACAGCTCTGTATTGAGACGAATATAATCTTGGTGCATAATATTTGATTGAATCTATTGGTTCAATATCCCCACCATTGATTGACGATTGATTAGTTGTAATCGTAACAGTTCCTGGATCAATAACCGTACCAGTCGCAGTTTCTAGTGTTCCGGAGAATGAAAAACTAGAAGCACCATTACCATCTCTTCCATCTGTAATAATATAGTTGGCAGTAATTATAGTTCCATCAGAACCAACAGCATCACCAAGTTTTTTACCAATAAGACCATCACCAAATCGTAATTCATATTTTTCATCTTGAACTTCATTAATGAAGAAAATTCTAGAGTTTTTATCTACATCAAAAATATTTTCTGAAAGGAAATATTCAATACCAAGTCCATCTTGTTCTGTTTTTTTAATGTATACCTTAAGTGTCGATGTATCAATAAAAGAATTATTCAGAACAAATCTTTGATCCAAAGAACCATCATATTGAAATTGTTTGGTTAAAAATATTCCTTGATAAACATTGAGGTTATTAAAAGATGCTGTACCGTCCACAACGTTTGCTGTAACGTCTTCTGGGATGGCAAAGGTGTATGTAGTATCATTAGTACTCCCTACACACACTATACCTGCCTTCAGGGTCAATGTAGCAGTATCTGTGCTAGTTGTTACATTAAATGATATTTGTGCCGTTGATGCAACTCTGGAACGGGGGACGTATCCAATGTTACCTGCCAGAGAAACTACATTCTCTCGAAGAGTTGCCGAATCCAAAAAGGATTCATTCACAACCATATTCGAATTGAATGCAGTAATATAAGTATTATATGCTAACGTATCAATTAAAACTGAAAAGTTTGATCCTTCAAAATCAAAGTCCGTGAATGTAGAGTTAGCACGGAGATAATCTTTGATAGAAGTTTTTATCTGATCAAAATCTAAATTTGTATATTTTGTAAAAGGCATTTTATCTGGTTGCCTCTAGGAGGAATGAATATTCTTGTGTCGGAAACTCTTGACCAATAATATCAAATATAACTGTTACATTAAATGTATTTTCGTCTGCTATTGGATCTACCTGAACGATCAAATTTTCGACTCTATCTTCAAAATTATTAATTGCAATTTCAATTTGATCCTGAATCACTGATGCAGTACCAAAATCAACGAACTCAAATAGACTTCTTCTTACATCAGAACCCAACAAAGAATTAAAAAATCTCTCTGTTGGGATAGTTTCTACTATATTTCTTACGGAACGACGAATTGCGTTCTCATTTTTTAAAACAGGAAGGTCTTTTGTCACAGGATGGGGCTCAAAAGATAAACTAATGTCCTTAAAAGCCCGTGATATCCTCTGAATTGCCATTGTTAAAGAGTTTTCTTAATTATATTTATACTCTATTCTTGAAGATTCTTCTGCCCTTCCTTTAAATCGTCGTGCATAATCTCTTGAAGCACTTTTTCTTCTGGATCATTTGTTTTTTTAGGTAATGACCAGTAATCTGTGGTCAAACTTGTTGTTCCCCACACTTCTTTCATGTAACTTGCACTTCTATCAACTGGTGAATTGCCCATTTTGCTCCTGATTAGTGAAATCAGAACTTTTTAAGGGGTTACTATCCCTTTTTTATTTATTTTTCACCCACTTTGGAATTGATACATCGAGGATTACATGGATTTGACCCACAATTGTCGCATAATTTACGTTCTTGTGCAGTCTTCCAGAAATATTCGTCCTCACGTCCCATTCCAAGTCTTTCAAATCCATTTTCAACTTGATAATATTGAGTCGAAACCTTAAAATCAGGCATTTTTGGTTCCACAGGTGTCAAACTATTGTCAAAAATACGTAATCTATTATTTGGATATAGTGCATACTGCCCATTCTCAAGTTCAATCAGATTATGAGACTTGTGTTCGGCAGGGTTCTCACTAGTAGCCCAATCAACATAGTCTGGATCATGATGGTAGTTATCAATAGTACAAATATAAGTGCCTTTTACATTGCCAAAGTCCCGTGTATAACATTCAAAGTCCATTGAACCAATAAATTTCTTATCCACCGAAACAACCCCATAGTCCATACAATTCCAAAACTGTAGGTTTGGTAGGTTCATGTCCGGACTTGGGGTCTCAGGGTCTGCTACAAAGGCACTGATAGGCAATTTATCATACATTGCCGCATATTCTGGTAGATAGGTCTCAAAATAAAAAGCACGTCCAGGAATCGATTTAACCGATACCCAAACGCCCTTTACAAATTCACCATGTCCACTCTGATGATCCGTTAGATATTCCTTACGAACCCATACTTCCTGTGATGGAAGATTTGCAATCAAACATGCCATATGGTGACAATAAAACTACACCTATATATCAACCTCGTCCTTGTCCACGATACATTTTCTTCTTCCCGTTACGAGAAGTCGCGGCATACTTCGTGTGCTTCCCACTCCCTTGACGAGTTTTCTTCGGCTTTCCTTCTATAAAACCATTACCACTTAATCCAACCTTTGAACGTACTGCCATAATAACTCCTAAATTTTAAAAATCTTTGTTTCTAAATCTTGTGGTCTTGGAAAACCTTTCTGATAATACTCTATCGAAAGGTCTTCTATCTTATCAAAATACTCCTCCTCCGTCAAGTTCTTATACAGTACTTTCCCTTTATGGAGAATTGTATATTCTGTCAGCTCCATCAGATCACTCTTGTCTTCTCATGTCCAACACGAATCCGTGGATCACACCAAATCTGAAACCCTGCTTCGATAGCATCGAGACAGAAACTTACATCCTCTCCACACATATCCTGTACCTCTCCACTCTCAAAGACTTGCATCTTTGGTGCAAACCATGGATACTTTATATCAGAATGCTCAAAGACTCCGTGCTTAATCAATACCCATCCGAAACCTGTATAATCAACAGTAAACGGTTTACGACGCTTCGAAATACTTTCCCCAGTCTCATGATTCATAACTCCACCATTATTACGGAAATCATCCTCCTCCATCCAATGTGCCACTGAAGTGGTCTTACCATCTTCTGTCATATACCATCCACTTGCAATGTCCTGGTCCATTAATACTAATTGCCAAAACTTCTCTGTGTTAAACACAATATCACTATCAATCCATAACTGCCAATCATACTGTAACTTACCATCCCATGGAATTTGATCCGGTCCTCGCAATACATTCGCACCTAAACATTTACATCTGGCAAAATTTACCATCGATGAATAATCTTGCGAAATCTGGATGCTGGCACCTGCTTGCACTAAATCAAAACAAAGTTGTACAAAGTTTTTGAGATACGTATAAGAAACTCCTCTACCTGGTAAACAAAAGACAATGGACTTGCCTTTTACCATTTCCTTTGCCTTCGCATAGTCCCATTCTTCAGTGCTCTCAGTTGCTTTGGGTGTCTTTGCTTTTACTGTAAATCCTTTAGCCATAACTGTAAATGAACTTCGTCACTATCATAACACTCTATCTATACGTCGTCAAGACCTCGGTTCTGCAAACCTCAAGACTCTTCGAGATCCTTAATAATAATACAGTCATTCTCTACCTCGATGTTTACTTCTGTTCCCTCATACCACCCCTTCTCATCACATATCCATTCCGGTATCGTAATAATATATTCCCCACTTACTGGATCGATCTCTACAGTCGTAAAATTTTCCTGCGGATTTTTTTGCATATCTTTGAACCCTGATGCCATTTTTTATATATGAAAATTTTTTTTTATTACAGTGATATCACGAACGGACTTTGGGTCGTTTATAGCTTAAAGTAGTAGGGGGTTTTTATATACGGGGCACGGCAACGCATAACATAAGGGGGGCAATCACCCCCCACTGCTGTTTACGAACGAACGGCATAAAGTCTAAGTTCCTTCTTAATGTCTCTGCCTATGTTTTTCATAGTGC